AGCCATTCAGTGGCCCAGCCGCGCCATTTTTCGACGGTTTCACTTGAGATTTTCATTTTGAAATTCCTCTTTCAACGCTTTTTCAACACAAAGGTAGGCATCCTGAACAGCGGCTGCCTTACCCATATTCTCTTTGGCGTAAAAGTTACAGGTCGCCAACATTGATTCTTCAACGACCTTTAACACTTCTTCCAGTTTCACACCTAGTCCTTTCAGTTCAGCCGGCCATATATTCTTCGATGATTTCTTCGGCCCGAGTGAGGTCTTCCTCGCTCATATCCTGATGTCGTCCCTTCAAACGGCTCGCGAGTGTTTTGAAATGACAGACACATAATATTCTTCGATAATTTCTTCGGCCCGAGTGAGGTCTTCCTCGCTCATATATTGACTGTTGAAGAACACAAGTTCTTCCAAACACATATCGTCCAAATCATACATACCACAGTACTTTTCAATGATATCGGTGGCTTCAATTTCAAGCGGTGACATATTGTTTCCTCTCTGATTACGGTACCATCCTACCTGTTTTGAAAACGAAAGGCAAGCACTATTTTCTCATTTTTGACACCAAACTTGAGCATAGATTTGAAGCCAGACTTGATCCTCTACTTGATTCCGAACTTGATTCTGGATTTGATTCCAGGCTTGATCCTCTACTTGATTCCGAACTTGTTTCCAGGTTTGGTCTCGCACTCGATCCCGGGTTTGATATGCGTTTCTCATTTTTGATCCCAGGCTTGAGCATAGATTTGATCATAGACTTGAGCATAGATTTGAAGCCGGACTTGGTCCAAGACTTGATTCCTGACTTGATACCATATTTGGTCCTCGGCTTGGTACCGCACTCGATATTTGACTAGATTACAGGTTTTATCCCAAACTCGATTTTCAACTTGATTCTGGACTTTATCCAAGACTTGATCCCAGACTTGATCCCAGACTTGATTCGTTTTTCTCATTCTTGCCTTTCTACCAGAAGACTCCAAGAACCGTCTTGGTTGTCAATCCAGTTTATCATGTCGCCTTCTGACCATCCCATTTCTTCAATCAAGTCTTCGGGTAGTTCAATATACAGTTCACCCGTTTCTGCGTCCTGTTGTACATCAAGGGTTCGTCTCATTCTATTATCCAATCCATAGACTTCCAATCGGTGTCTTCGTCTAACATTTCCACTTTGTCACCGTATTGTTCTTTCAATCGATTCCAGATGCCGGCATTGTTCATACGCAATCCGTAACTGTTCTTCCCACAGTTATACGCGGAGCCAGAACTACCCCAGAATCTATAGAAGTGTTCGTCTTCCTCCACGGCAACGATGCCGCTGTTCATTCTCCACGAATCACCGGTTGTGTATCCGCCTGACCATCCGGCCAGTACGCGATAATGTGGATCATCGCCTTTGAACTTAATGATAACCCAATTATCGGGATGGTGGTTATTCATCTTCAAAAATCTCCATTGACCAGCTACCCACGGTGTTACCATTGGTATCCCGCAGCTTTCCGGACGATTGGTTCATATCGTAATAGGAGTTGATCTGAACCGCGATTTCTTTCATCATATTGGTCAGTTCACCAACAGGATCCTCCACCATTGCGGCGTTGCCGCTACTGACTTTCATATTAAATTCAACGGTACTCACTTCTTCATTCCTTTCAGTTTTTGTTCATTGTAGGCACTGGAGATAGAACCTCCTGCGCCTGTTTCCATACAAACCGTGTAAACATCCGGTCCATATTTTTCCGTGATTTTTTTCACGGTGCCGGTTCGACCATAATAGAAGTCGTTTTCGTCAACGATCATCACACTATCTCCGATCTTGAATTTTGATTTCATTCTTTTTCCTCCAGAATTTCCACGACTTGCGCATACGCGGATGTCAAGTATTGCTCTGTCAGATTACGACATTGCGATGTGGACGAACTGACATACCGAGCATTTTGAAAGAATGTCCGGTGCGCTTCTTTCAACATTTCCTCTTTGGAGAATCCTTCTTCAAAAAGTTGTTGAATATTCTTGGCAACCTGATATTGAGCGCCTGTCTTAAACAGATCATCGGCCCAAGTAAAAGCATACACAGGATCCTTGGCGGCTTTTTCGTTGAACTTTTCCAGTTCGTCTTTATAGGACTCTTTTGATTTCACGATGAAACGCGCGAGGCTCCGAAGGGTCCAGTCTGTTTCGCTGAAAGATTTTTCGTTGTATGCTTCGGCCTTGCCGCGTTCTTCTGCAGTTTTCCGACGCGTTGCTTCGCGTTCGGCTTTCTCTTTTTCTTTGGCAATCCGCCGAAAATTCTTTTCTTTCAGCCGTTGCTGTTCGGCTTCGTTCTTTTCTTTCAATGTCTCAAGTGACCACCGCTTGTCCGGTGCGTAGTTGAACAGCGCTTCAAAGATATCTTGTTGCTTGAGTTTTTCATTGTTCATAATATACCTCTTTCTGATTACAGCACTATCCTACCTGTTTTGAAAACGAAAGTCAAGCACTATTTTCATTTTAGGTCCAAGTGATGGACCGACCAATAGACGAACCATCTTGTTCGATGGCGCACCAGAGGTCTAAGTCGTCGTGTACATCAATCCGCAAAGTCAATTCATCGCTACTGATGATGCCGCGCACAAACTGATTTGTTTTGATGTTGTATGCCATCAGTTCAGTGTAGGGAGCTAGTTTCTTCACAGACATATGTACCTCTTTCTGATTACAGCACTATCCTACCTGTTCTGAAAACGAAAGTCAAGCACTATTTTCATTTTTTTCTGAGGCTCGTAAAATATTTTTGCCTATAGAATGTATCATTTTTGGACTCATCAATATTTCATAGTGTGTCGCGTCAATGTACACATTGTAAATATCTTCGCGTTTGGTCATACTGGAGATTGTTAGTACACAATCGTTGCTGTCCCCCATACCAGGAACATTCCCAGCAGTAGAGATATAGTTTGTCCATCTACCAGGCAATGCCGCGGCTTGTGCTTCAAGTACAGGCGCACCTTTGGTACCCACATCGTAATATAATTTGTAAGATGGTGTAAGATATTTGATCCAGTCAGCAGCTCGGCTTCCACCCCAAGGAGTGGATATAGTAGAGCCGCCTATACAATCCACACTTGCCGCGATGTGTGCGGCATATATGCCACCCATTGAATGACCTACAATATAAACTGGACCAGACCCATCCAACACATTGATCATTTCTTCAGTGTTTTCATAAAAATTACCAAACGCGTTCCATTCAATGTTTATATACTGAAAACACGGCAAAGCGTGTCGTATATATTCAAAAGAAAGACGCGTTTGGTTCGCACCGTGAATCAACACGATAGTTGGTAATGTTGTTGAGTCTTCTGGTTCATACACAGGCGGGTCAACTTCGACAATTATATTTTTCTTATTCTGCCAAAACAAGACACACCTTTATTCTTGGTCTAGGAAGCTGTTTTTCAACTTTTGTTTTTGCTGACGCGCTTTGCGGCGCGCCTGCTTCTTCTTATCATAACGCTTTCGTTGATCAACCTCGGCACCCCATTCGTCTGATTCCGAGAACTTGTGAATTTTGCGTTTCTTAGACATTTTACTTAACAATCTCTCCAAAGGCTTCGTTGATCATTGGCTTGGTGATACCCTCAAAGGGTTTCTTCTGTATCATCTGGATGAAGACCTTGGCATCATTGGCGTCAATGGTCTCCAAAATATCAATGAAGATGTTTTCGCGCTTGATCTTCGCGACTTTTTCGCCGCCGAACCCATCTACAACATACTTCAACTTGCGTGTCTCGCGTTGCCAGGCGCCTTGCGATTCATCACTCTTGCTCGGCGAATAAGGTGGTGCCGAATCAGGAACAAGGAACTTCTTGCTCTTGTCATATGTCAGAATCAAAACATTTCGTAACGCTAACGAATCGTGTTCTTTCAGTGCCTGAACCTTTTCTTTCTTCGTCTTTTTCTCTTGAATCGACTTCAAAATTTCAGTCAAGGATCTTGCGTAGGCCATTTAATATTCTCCTATATGTTCCATAAGGTATTTCAATTTGTTTTTTGTGAAGTAGTTGAACAGTTTCGCCCTGCTCTTACCATTTTCTTCAAGGTATTTATCAAGAATCTGATCTTGAATATCATTAGGAACACACCTCAAATCGATCATTTGACGATTGCGGTGCCAGTTCCTAAGAACCTCTTTACTAACGGATGACTCATCCGATTCAATCATCAACAACTTTTCAAGCCGGGGTTTGGTTATGGGTGTCTGCCGTTGACCTACCATAAGACAGTTATCGGCCGATAGAACATTTGGTACACCGTCGTCTTTGTCGCCCCTTATGATCTGTTCTGCCAGAAACGCATCGGCGTCTGATACGCGAAGCCACCGCTTAAGTGTAGGACTATACTGTTTTACATTGGCGTATTTGTGAAGCTGTTTGAAGTCCTTGTCGCCCGACAAAATCAGTATTTGTTCTTCGTTTCCTGTGACTAGAGTTCGACCTTCGTAATGCACAATCGTGCCAATGATATCATCGGCCTCGGCCGTGTCAATCTGAATCACCTTGTAAGGAAAATACTCTTTGAGTTCCTCTCGGATGTTATTCAACGCCGTGAAGATTTCGTTCCAGTTCAACTCAGACTTCTCGCGATTGACCTTGCGGTGTGCCTTGTAGTAAGGAAAACTCTTGCGGCGCCAATAATTTTTATCATCAGCGCAGATAATCATTTCTCCGAAGTCGTCGTAAAATTTCTGTCGGTTGAAGCGAAGCGAGTTTAACACCATATGACGAATCATTGACTCGTCAACTTCCGCGTTCTTGTGATTTCCGATCTGTACCATCATATTGGAAATCATTACCTGGTTCAGGTCAACGAGTATCATTTATTTTCTCCAAATTATCCATTGCTGACCTTAGGTCCACAAATGACCGAAAGAATCGAGTCCACTCTTGGTTTTGAGTCTCAATTCGCCCCAAGTAAATGATGATACGATCAAACGCTTCTTTTGTTGACTCATCGGCCTGTAAGTTTTCCAAGTCGTTTTCTACATCAAAAATGTCATCAGTTATTCCCATTGTCTTGCGCCCTCATTTGGTAAAATAATGATTGTAACATAAAAAAGATCGCCAGAAGCGTTGCGTGCATCAATACTTCGGGTTCGACTTCAATAAAAACTTCTGCGATTGCAGCATAGACCAAAAAACCTATGGCCGCAAAATGACTATATATTGCCATTATCATACTCTCCTATTGTTTCATTCATTATAATAGATACTCATAAACCTGTCAAGTATTTCTTGCGGGTCTTCGATGTGTTGGTAAAGTTGATCCGCAGCTCCTTGATGTGTTGATTTTTCGCCTTTACAACGATACAATAATCCTTTGGTTGCGTACAGCAGAAGCATAATATCTTTCGCCGTTTCTGGATTGTCGTTGACATTGTACCCTTGGTTCATAAATTCTTCGACTAACGAACCAATGGCAAGAAATGCTAACTGGTCAATATCTATAGCGTCAGCGAAAATTCGATCAAAGTTTTCTTCAATCTGTTTCATCAAGTCGTTGTAGATTTTTTCTTCGCGGACCTTTGTGAAGTCTACTACATTTTCGGTCATTAGTACACCTTTACGATTAGAGTCTGGTCGTTTACGCGACCGTTTGCCTTGGCTTCCTTCGTCTTTAAGTCTTTGAGCATCTTCCGAGCCTTGGCTTTTGTTGATTTTTGGAAGGCGGTGAAGAACTCCTCAGGCTTACGAATTTTCTTTTGATAAGATGCTTCAAGGTCCACATTTTGAATCGTGGTACCTTTCACTTCAAAGCCTTTTGTAGCCGAAGTGGTGAGATATGTCAGATTGCGGTATTTTGTGTTGAAAAGATATACCTCTTTGGCACCGACAATGTTTGCCGGATCAACACTCGTGATCTTGTATTCCGCACTCTCGGCCATATACTTCAGTTTGCCGACTTGTGCACCCGCTGACGCGGTCTTTTTCTTGCGCGGTTTCCGTGTCGCCTTCTTACGAAGCATATACTTCTCGGCGTCTTCAACGATGGCTTCAATCACCTTTAGGTACTTCTTACGAAGACGCACACCAAGGTTTGAATAGGCTTCCACCAAATCATCCGGCTTTTTGGTGATCAACTCATTCAGTTCATCCCGCAACGGTTTGTAATAGTCTACCACCGCCTTTGCCGTGTTGTAGGGATAATCACCTGAAGTGAGTTCGTTGTAGACAGAATAGTTCTCCCAGTCCGTCCATACATCGGTGCCGAACATATCCAATACTTCTTCAATGTTCGCGATGAACTCCGAGGTCTTTTCTTTGACCAGTTCAGCAGGTGATTTGCGATTGGTTGGTGCCGGGGAATCTTTCTTGACCTCTGCTCGCTTGATCGTTTCGTTCACTTGTTCGTCAACGAACTGTGTACGCGTCTTACCAAAAACCGCGCCGTTGAGCATCATTTTACAGATACCGGCCGCGGTACGGGAAAACGCCCAGTCTGGCGCTGATTGAAATAGCTTGTAGTCTTGCTTCGACCGATTTTTCTTGACCCACTCGTTACCCCATTTCTTAACGGTCTTCTGGTCATAGAAATATCGGTAGTGGTCAAGTGTCTCACGAAACTTTTGTTCGAACACTTGATAGTCAAGGTTCTCCCATTGAGTTGTTTCATACCC